TCGGGAACGGGAAACCCTAGGGGGAGCCATGAGCGCGGAGGCGAATTGTCCCTACTGTGGTGGACTCGTGAAGTTGGTCGGCGGCTCAAATGAGGCTCAAATCCCGGAGCAATCCGGCTCAAATGCAACCTCAAATGAGGCTCAAATCATTAGCTCAAATTCGAATCAATTGAGCGAAAGATCTAAGATCTACAACAAGGGCTACACCGAACCGTTCCTGGCTTTTTGGTCTGCCTACCCTCTACATCGAGCAAAAAGACAAGCGCAGTTGAGTTGGCTCAAATCGGTCGCTCGACTTAGCTCAATTCTCGGCTCAATTGAGGAAGCTCAATCCGTCATCCTGGCCGGCGCAATTCGGTACCGGGATGATCCGAACCGCGAGGGCGGCTACACGCGATACGCGGCGACGTGGCTCAACGGCGACGGATGGGAGGATGAGCCGCTCCCGACGCGGATATCCCCCAACGGCCGGAGCTCGATGTATGACCGGCTCGGGGTGCAGCCAACATGACCGACCGCAACGCCGCGCTCAAGCTCGCCGGCGATCTCGCCGTTTCCTACCCCGGTCGGAACGTGACCGAGGATCACGCTCGAGCATGGGCCGAGCTCCTCGAGCGCACCGAGCTCGACGTCGCCGCGGTGGCGGTCCGTCATCTCCGGGAGCGGAGCTCAGATCCTCCCTCGGTGGCTCAACTCGTCTCGGCGATCGCGGAGGTTCAACAGACCACCATGAGCCCGCGAGTGGAGCAAGCCGAGCTCGGGGAGGAGATGGATCCGGCGGACATCCGGAAGATGCTCGAGGCGCTCCGGTCCGTCCCCGGATGTCCGGAGTGCGGCGTTCCGCACATATCCCGGACGCATGACGAGCACATCGCTCGTTCCCTGGCGGCGGCTCGGCGTTTCCACATCACCAAGGCCGGCCGGCGATGACGAGATCCGAAAAGGTCAAGCTCGCGGATGCGTTGTTCTCGGCGCGGATCCGAGCTCGCGGAGTCTGTCAAGCGCAGGGCTTCACCGATCGCGCCGGCGGCGTGGAGTGTTGGGGAAGGTTCGAGTGCGCTCACGTCATCCGGCGGTGGAAGCGGAACGCGGTCCGGTGGGACGACGACAACGCCGCGTGTTTGTGCATGAGACACCATCTGTATTTCACGATGAACCGGCTCGAGGAGGATCGGTTCCACTCGTGGTTGCTCTCCCCGGAGCGGTTCTCCGAGCTCGAGCGGCGAGCAAACGATGTCTTCAACCGAGCCGATCTCGATGCGATCATCGCGCGGCTCCGGAGAGGAGAGGCAGCATGAAATACGCTTTGGTGGCGGTGCTCCTCGGTTCACCGCCGGCGGTGGCGGACCATCCTAGGGTCGATCGGTGTGCCGACCATCATCCGTGGGAGCGAGTGACCGAGCGCGCCGAGCTCGTGTGGTGTATCGCTCACGTCTTCGACAGTCCCGGAGCTCCCCGGCAAGCGGTGGCGACCGCGCGGTGTGAGAGCGGATCCGATCTCCAAGATGCTTACGGAGGCGATGGCCACATCGGGACGTTCCAACACATCACGTCTCGGTGGCATGACCGTTGGCGTACATGGGGAGCTCGGATCGGCGTGAAGGATTCGCCAACCAACGTGCTCTCTCAAGCGGTGGTCTCGGTCCGGATGGCGCGATCGCTCGGGACGTGGAATTCGTCGGCGGGATGGGCCGGATGCGCGTGAACGACTTCGAGAAGCTCCGGCGTCTCGCTCATGGTGACGCACACGAGAAGGCTGCAGTCTATCTCGCCGCCCTAGACCGCATAGAGGCCGAGCACCAGTACCTCAACGGCAAGTGGGATGACGCCGAAGACCGCTGCCCGCAATGCGGAACCGGCGTAAAGGCTTCGCCGTATGTTCGCCGCGCCGAGGCCGAGGTCGAGAGGCTGCGGGGGGAGTTGGTTGAGGCGAGCGCCGAGATTGTTCAGGGCGTAGCCGAGGTCGAGCGGCTGCAAGACACGGCAGACGACCTGCACGGACGGCTCATCCTGTCCGAGGCCGAGGTCGAGCGAGTCAAGAAGGTGCTAACGAAGGAACTGACCGACGCACTCGCTCAGCGTGACGAAGCGCGGGCCGAGGTCGAGCGGCTGCGGGCTCAGAGAGACGCGGCCAACGCCGCAGTCGAGAAGCTAACGAAGGCGCTCGAACGGGTCACCGGCCAAGCGCTCGACACCGAATCCCATCCATGAGATTCTCCCCCCACCACCTAGACGGGGGAGGCTCGTGTGCCTGGACTCACCGATGTCGGCGAAAACGCGGTTCTCGATGAGATCTACAACGCCGGCGCGGGGACGTTCCCGGCGGCGGATCCGTTCATCTCCCTCCACTCCGCCGATCCGGCCGACACCGGAGCCAACGAGCTCACCGGCGGCGGCTACGCTCGACAACAAGTAGCGTTCGGCGCGGCGGCGTCCGGGACACTCTCCAACAACGGCTCGATCACATGGAGCGTCCCGGCCGGCAACGTGGTCGCGTGGGGAGCGTGGGATGCGGTCTCCGCCGGAAACTGCTTCCAAGTGGGATGGTTCAATCCCTCCTCCGGCAAGGTCGTGGATCTCGCGGTGTGTCGCTCGGCCGACGTGACCGCGAACGACGTTCAGACCGTGGCTCACGGACTCGCCGCCGATGATCGCATCGTGTTCGAGGTCATCGAGGGTCTGTCCGTTCCGACCGGGCTCACCGCCGGCACGATTTACTTCGTGATCGCGACCGGGCTCACCACGGATGCGTTCCGTGTGGCTACCACTTCCGGTGGAGCGGCGGTCGACATCACCGCGGTCGGCTCGGCGATCTGGCGAAAGGTCGCGGTGACAAACTTCTCCGCCGCGGGCTCGTTTCAAGTCGCCGCCGGAGATCTCGACATCTTCGCGACGGAGTAGGAGATGCCGGTCGCGGATGTCGATCAACTAGCTACCAAGCTCCTCGATCTCGGTCTGTCGGCGCGCATGATGTCGCCGGCGTGGGACGGGACACGAGGCCGCATCCGTCAACCGGCGATGGGTCCGGACGGTCAACTCGTGGGATGGATGCTCCCCGGAAAAGGGCTCCTCCTCGACGGGTTGGACCGAAAAGCGGTGGGCATCGGCCGGGAGATCCCGTTCGTGTTCGATTACTCTCCGTGGGCTCGTCTTCGCGATCGGCTCGTTCGTGCCGGACGCTCGCTCCACGAGAGCGAGGTCGGAGCGATCACCACATATGACGGGATCATCAACGCTCGAGCCAACGGAAAGGCTCGAGATATCGCGTTCACCAAATCCTCGATCACCACCGCGGTCGGCTTTTGGTACGACACATGGCTGGCCGCCGGATCTCCCCCGGCGGGGACGTTCGATGCGGCCACCCCACCGACAGACCAGAGCCTCAATAGCGCAACGGTCGGAGCGCTCTCGGAGACCTACCTCGATCCCGGAGGTACCGATAAGAGCTACCTCCTAACGCTCGGGATGATGTGCTCCAACGCGCACAACATGGCGCTCCTCATCGACCGACACACGCAAGGGGGAAACTTCACGCTCACCGCGGCAACGTCCACCGTGGCGTCTCCGGAAACGACGGTCCGAGACTACGGTGGTGGGCTCGGTGCGGGAGCGGAGATCATCGCTCCGGTAACGGTTGCTCGAGCAACGCCGGGAGCCGGTACTTGGTCCCATACCTACCTCGACCAAGCCGGCGCATCGAGCACGACACAAGCGCTCGCGTTGCCGGCGACCGCGGATCCGATCAACCGGCTCGTGGCTCATATCGGAGTGGCGGCTCCGTTCATCGCTCTCGCATCCGGTGATTTCGGCGTGCGTCAAGTGTCGGCTTCTACTCGAGCGGCGACGGGGGACACCACCGGAGCGGCGGCTCTGTGCATCGTTCAACCGTTGGTGTGGATCCCATCGGTGGGAGCGGCAAACCTATGGGTCGAGCGCGATCTCCCATCCGATCTCTCCGGGTTGGTGGAGCTCGCCAACTCGTCTCTCGTCACCGGATGTCTGTCTCTGTTGATGTTCTCGAACCAGACAACGCTAGGGGTCATCAACGGATTCATCCGTTCGGCGCAGGGGTAGGAGATGGCGCTCCGCGTATACGGAGGAGCTCAGACCCTCCGCGCGGCGTCCGTGCTCATCGGCTTCCACGCAACGCGGATCTACGGACAGACCGCAACCAACAACGACCGCATCGACCTTTGGATGCGGACGACCGGCTTACAGAGATCCCTCAGACCGAACAACGATGGTCCCGGATGGACGGAGAACCGAACCGCAACGCCGGACACGGTGCGGCCGATCCCGTTCAAAGCGACCGCGGCAACGCTCACATCGCAAAGCACGTCCCGTCTTCGTCTACGTTCTCGAGCGGTTGGAATCCGGCTCACCGCCGGCCAAGGCAGGATTCGGCTCCGGTCTCGAGCGCTCGTTACGGCTCGAGCGGTCTCAACCGGCCGGATTCGGCTCCGCTCGAGAGCGATCGGTGGGCCGCTCCCCACGATCGGCCAATCCACGGCGAACCGTCTCCGGCTCCGTTCTCGGGCGGTTGGAGTGGCTCGGAGCGTCTCTGTGGGCCGTCTCCGGCTCCGGTCTCGAGCTCAGGGCATCGCTCAGAGGGTCGCCACAGGGCGAATCCGTCTCCGCTCGAGGGCTTTCGGTGCAGCCGGCGTCGTTCAAGCTCCCCCGGCCACAGGGCGAATCCGTCTTCGATCCAGAGCGATCGGCCGAGCTCAGATCATCGGCTCCGGCAGGGTCCGGCTCCGATCCAGGGCTCTTTCCACGGCTCGAGCCACGGCGAGTGGCCGGATTCGTCTCCGGAGCCGAGCTCAACCGTTCTCATCGTCCAACGGCGTTCCGGTGTGTCCCGCCGAGATCCTCGAGACGGCGATCCTCGGGGATATCGTGGTGGCCGGCACCGGAGGATCGCTCCTCGAGACGGTCTCGATCGGCGCTGTGGTGAGCTCGGCGACCGTTGGGACGGTTCAAGAGCTCGTCTCTGTAGGCACGGCGGAGGAGATCTGTCCATGAAGCTCAAAGTAGGGGACACCGCTCCCTCGATCTCGTTCGATATGAACGTGTCCACGGTCGGCGCAACCTCCGTGACGTTCCGTATGGAGAACGCCGCATCCGGCATCGTCAAGATCGCCGCCGGCACGGTGACGATGGACGACCAAGCCAACGGGATCGGCCACTACGATTGGCAAACGGCGGACACCGACACCAAAGGCCACTTCCGAGGAGAGGTTCGAGTGGTCTATGCATCAGGGAAGATCCAACGGTTCCCTCAAGAGGGTTGGCTCGAGGTAGACATCGAGGAAAACGCCGGATGAGCGCTCATTCTTTCGATTCGGTGAAGCGATTCCGGCTGTTGGAAGCGGAGATCTGAGCGATGGGATGGTGCCTAGTCTGTGGTGGAGGGACACCGGGGGGGGCATCGGTCTGTGCTAGGCACGGAGGCCGGCCATCCAGCCGACACTACGGAGCCCAACACCAAGAGCATCGGCGTCTCCTCATCCATCCAGACACTCGGTGTGTGCTCTGTGGCCGGCTCGCCACACCGAGCGATCCACTCGAGCTCGACCATCGAGTAGCGGTCGCCGTAGGAGGAGGGGACGGGATCGCCAACAAGAGGCCGATCCACCGGAGCGAAAACCGCAAACTCGGCGGTCAACTCGGCGTGATGATGAAGCGGCGGAGGGGCGGCGCAAAACTCTCGAATCCCCCGCGCAGAAACCTCTCGCGCGGGTTCGGGAGGAATTCCGCGTGAGCCGTCCCGCAACGCCGTTCTCTGCCCGGAAATGGTCGTGGAACCTCCGATCCTTCCGCGTCATGTGCGGATATCTGCGGACCGAGGATGGGAAGCCGCTCAAGATCCACCGTTTCCAGGCGTTGATCCTGGCGGCGGTGTTCGCCGGCGTCGTGGAGCTCGTGGTCATCCTGCCGAAGAAGAACGGGAAGACGACGCTGCTCGCCGCGCTCGCGTTGTTCCATCTTTTGTGCGTGGCCGATGCGGAGGCGGTCATCGGCGCGAGCTCGAGAGACCAGGCCACCATCCTGTTTAACCAGGCGGTCGGGTTGGTCCGCAGATCCGGGTTGGATTGGACGTTCAAGATCAAGACCGGCTACCGGGAGATCCGGTGCAACGGTGGCCGGCTCCGCGTGCTCGCCGCCGATGCGGCAACCGCGGACGGCGTTATCCCCACGCTCGCGCTCGTGGACGAGCTCCACAGGCACGCATCCGGCGAGCTCTACGCGGTGTTTCGCGACGGGCTCGGACCGCGGGACGGGCAGATGGTGACGATCTCCACCGCCGGATACGACGAATCTTCGCCGCTCGGGGAGCTCCGGGCCAACGCTCACGCGCTCCCGTCGTTCCGCCGAACCGGGATGATGAACCACGCCGCGTCCCCGGATGGCTCGTTCGAGATGTTCGAGTGGTGCCTCCTCGAGGATGACGACATCAACGATCTCTCCCTCGTGGAGCGCGCGAATCCGGCTCCTTGGCAGAACCGCAAAGCGCTCCGGCGTAGGCACGATTCTCCCTCGATGAAGCCGGCGATTTGGGCTCGGTTCGCGTGCGGGATCTGGACGTTCGGCGAGACGCCGTGGCTCGAGCCGGCCGAATGGGACGCGCTCCGCACCGACATCGGCGGGGTGGAGGCCGGGGATGAGGTGTGGATCCACGCATCGGTGACGGTCACCGATGGGTTCGTGGCGATCGCTTCCCCCCGTCCGGAGGGTCAAGTGGTGGTGACCGCGGTCGCCGGCGAGTGGTCTCAAGCCGACACCGAGCGCGTCATCCTCGAGCTCGCGGAGGTGTACGACATCCAAGAGGTCTCCGGCGACCGCGCGGAGTTCGGACGCTCGCTCACGCTCCTCGAGGATGCCGGGATGCCGATCGAGATCTCCCCCCACTCCGCGGAGCGGATCTCCGTCGTCTCGAGCACGATGTATCGGATGGTCCGTGCCGGCGAGCTCCACCACGACGGATCGGTGCCGCTACGCGAGCACGTTCTCCGTGGGGTCACCAAAGACACCGAGCGCGGATGGCGGTTCGTGAAAACTCCCCGGTCTCGAGGGCTCATCGCGGCGGCGTTCGCGGTTCACCGAGCCACCGAGACTCCCCCGGAGATGCCGGAGGTTGTGGCCATATGAGCTTCGCGGATTGGTGGTTCGGGAAGGTTCTCGGCGTCGAGCGGCACGCGATCGACAAGATGAAGCTTTGGGGCACAGGGCAGGATATCGGCGATCCGGTGTTCGCCGGCGTCGATGTCTCACAGAGCTCGGCGCTCAGGCTCTCGGTGGTGTATCGGTGTATCGGGATCATCTCCGAGACGCTCGCCGGTCTGCCGGCCGATATCGTCCGGAAGGTCGGGGAGGTTCGCGAGAGCGTCGAGCGTCAACCGGCGTGGGTCTCTCAACCGAATCCCGAAACGAATTGGTACGAATATGCCGAGCGCGTCGGCGAGTCTCTCCTCATGGACGGGAACGCTTTCATCCTCATCACGTCGCGAGATGCTCTCGGATTCCCGCGTGAGTTGTGGACGCTCAATCCTCAAGATGTCGTGGTCGAGAAGAAACGCGGCGTCATCCAATTCGTGTGGGGTGGCGACACCGTGCTCTCGAGGTTCGGTCCGGACAACGCCGCCGGAGATGTGTTGCACATCAAGCTCCGATCCGGGGGAGGGCTCCGCGGGCTCTCGCCGATCGGGCTCGCGCGCCAAGCGCTCGGACTGTCGATGGTCACCGAGAAATTCGGCGCGGAGTTCTTCGGCCGCGGCCAACAGATGTCCGGCGTGATCGAGATGCCGGCGGAGGTCAAATCCTCCAAGGAACACATCGAGCTCATCCGCGCGTCGTGGGAGCAAGCTCACTCCGGATCGGACCGCGCGCACCGTCCCGCGGTCATCACCGGGGGAGCGAAATGGCAGGGGATCACCATCCCCCCGGAGGACGCTCAGTTCCTCGAGACGCGGAAATTCCAGGTCGAGGACATCGCAACGCGGTTCTACGGCGTGCCGGCGCACATGGTCGGGCTCGAGGAGAAGAACACGAGTTGGGGATCCGGGATCGAGGCGATGACGCGAGGGTTCTTCCAAACCACGATGCTCCCCCACTTCATCCGGTTCGAGACCGCTCACTCCGGGCTCCTCCCGCGCGGACAGTTCCTCCGGCTCAACCAACGGGCGTTGCTCCGCGCGGACTCCAAAACCGAATCTGACATCCTGCTCGCGAACCTCCTCAACGGCGTTCTCAATTTCGATGACGTTCGCGCCAAGTACGACATCGAGCCGCGTCCCGGCGGGAACCGCTACATGGTCCCGCTCAATATGCAGATCCTCGAGGCGAACGGGAAACCGCCGGGACCGGCTCCCGTTCCCGAACAACTCCAACCGTCGCCGAACGGGTCATCCAACGGACAGGGAGGGACAGATGAAGCGGTCGTTGATTGAGTTCTCGACGTTCGGCGCGGAGCTCTCCAAGCTCGAGCTCCACGGTTCCGGGGACAAACGGACGATGGTTGGATATGCATCCGCGTTCAACTTCCCTATCCCCGGAACGATGGGAGAGAAGATCTTCATCCGGCCGGGAGCGTATGCGAAGACGCTCAAAGAGAACGGTCCGAACATCCAAGTTCTCTACCACCACGGACAGGATCCACAGATAGGATCCAAGCCGCTCGGCGTTCCCTCGGTCATGCATGAGGATCGGACCGGACTGTGGACGGAGACGCCGCTCGCTCCCACGTCATACAACGAGGAGATGGTCATCCCGCTGCTGGCGTCCGGCGCGCTCCGCTCGATGTCCGTCGCGATCGCGCCGATGGACCGCGTGTGGAACGACGACCACACGGAGGTCGAGTACCGGCAACTCGCGCTCGCGGAGTTCGGGCCAACGCCGTTCCCGCGGAACCTCGGAGCCACCGCGGCGCTCCACGCATACGACTTGTCCGAGCTCGAGCTCCATTGGGACGGAGCCGCGGCGCTCCGGTCGTGCTCGAGCGCGGCGGAGTTCCGACAGATCGCGTTCGAGCGGAACAACGATTCGGATCCGGACACCGCCGCTCATTGGACGCTCCCCCACCATCCATCCCCCGGAGCCGATGCCGATCCGGCCGGCGTTGCGGCGGCGCTCGCCGCGCTCTCCGGAGCACGCGGAGGCCAACCGGACTTGAAACAGTCCGTGGAGTCTGTTAGAAGCCATCTCGAGGGACATCGCTCAGAGGCCGATTCATCGGACTCGCACGGCCGCTCACGCACCGTGGATGCCGACCGGATCACCGAGAGCATCGAGAACGAGAGGCACCGCGAGAGGGTCTCCAAGGATCTCGAGCGGCAAGCCGATCGCATCCATGCTTTAGGAGGTTAAGGTTGGCTACCATGCTCGAGCTCGTCAAAGAGCTCCACGAGAAGCGGCTCCGCGCGGTGGAGTCACTCCGCGAACATCACTCGGCCGTCGAGGCCGGCACCGATGAGAACGGAGAGCATCAGCAGACCGCGGACCGCATCAACAAAGAGATCGACGAGATGGGAGCGCGGATCGACAATCTCCTGTCTCAGAT